TTGCTGGTGACATGCTCGATGGCTTCACCATCGTGGCGCACAACGCAGGGTTCGAGCAGGCTGTGCTGCGGAGGATGGGCATCGACCTGCCGAGCAGCCGGTTCATCGACAGCGCGGTGCTGGCCAGGGCCCTGGGCTACGGCTCCAGCCTGGAGGCGGCAGCACCACAGGTGCTGGGCATCGACAAGATCGAGACGGGCAAGCAGCTGATCCAGCTGTTCTCCATCCCGAAGGATGGGCAGCAGCACTTCGATCCGCAGATCATTGCGGATCATCCGTCCGAATGGCAGGAGTTCCAGTACTACTGCCTGGTGGATGCGAAGCTCAGCCTGCAACTGGCCGAGAAGCTGCTGCCCCTGATCGGGGCGAGCAGGGAGCTGGAGTACGCAGCGATCACGCTCGACATGAACGGCACGGGCTGGCCGGTGGACCTGGACCTGGTGAAGGAGATGAAGCGCCGCTACGAGGTGAACATCGCCGAGGTGGAGAAGCAGTTCCGATACGCCCTAGAAGAGGGCGAGCTGAACTTCAACTCGCACAAGCAGCTGGTCGAGTGGTGTGCCGAGCGGGGCGTGCGTGCCACGTCGTTCGACGAGAAGCATGTGGCCAAGCTGATCGCCAAGCTGGAGAAAAGGATGGCTGCCCTACCGAACAGCCCGAAGTCCGAGGGCTATCAAGAGGTGCTCACCATGCTGCGCACCAAGCAGGTGCTCGGCGGGTCCAGCCTGAAGAAGCTGGACACCATCCTCAACCAGGTCAGCTGGACCAACAGGCTGTACGACCAGTACCTGCACATCGGAGCGGGCGCCACCTGGCGGACCACCGGCAGGGGCGTGCAGATGCAGAACCTCAAACGGTTGATGGGCGAGGGCGACAACGTCGAGGAGCTGAAAGATCCCGACGTCCACTGGGACAACGGCAAGCTGGCGCGCAACCTGCGACAGGTGTTCGCACCGATGCGCAGGGACGGGCGCCTGATCGTTGGCGACTTCGCATCCGTTGAGTCCCGGGGCCTGGCATGGCAGGCTGGCGAGCAGTGGAAGCTGAGCGCGTACCGCAGGGGCATGGACCTGTACAAGGTGCAGGCCGGAGAGATCTATGGGATCGACCCGGCCCAGGTGTCCAAGGACCAGCGGCAGACCGGCAAGGTGGGCGAGCTGTCATGCGGGTACGGCGCAGGGCCGGAGGCGGTCCGCGCCTTCGCCGAGGGCATGGGCGTAGAGCTGACCGAAGGAGAGGCGACGAGCCTGGTGAGGGGGTGGCGAACTGCCAACCCGAACATCGTGCAGTACTGGGAGGCGCTGAACGTGGCGCTGCACAGGGCGGTAGATACCAACATGGAACAGCGTGTGAGTCAAGAGGACATGGTTGTCGTACTCACTCCATTGGCAGCACCGGAGTCGCTGCAGAAACAGACGGGTGATCCCCGGCTGCAATCGCTGTGGTTGGAGATGCTGGTGGACGACGAGCTGCTGTTCACCCGTGTGATCCACGGGGTGCATGCGGTTGGTCGGGACATCCACTACTGGAAGCCGAGCGCGCGGAAGACCGGGAACCTATGGGTCGATCGCTACACGGATCCGAAGACAGGACTGACCGGGCGCTACCGATTGTACGGTGGAAAGCTGGCCGGCCTGCTGACCCAGTCCCTGTGCCGGGAAGTGTTCTTCCAGGTGCTGTCCGAGGTGGCAGCATGGGTGGACACGCACCCGAACCTGCACCTGATCGGGCAGTTCCACGACGAGATCGTGCTGGAATGGGAGCCCCATCCCACAGGGATAGGACTGGACTCCGCGATGGCGGGACTGGAGGTGAGGATGTCGAAGACGTCCATGCCCGGGTTCCCGCTGGCTGCGGCTGTGAAGGCCGACTACAGGTACACGAAGTAAGAATGGGCCGAGCCCCGGAGAAGGAGTACGGGGCTCGGCCGCCACCCTAAGGAGGAGAAGCAGTGCCAGTATTGCATATCGTCGGGATAGATCCCGGCCTGGTACATACAGGGTGCGTCCGCATCCTGATCGACACCGAGTCCAAGGTGATCAACACCTACCACGCTGTGGTGGATGGGATCGATGTCCAAGCCATCGGATCCTGGTGCCACCTGGTGAAGCCGGCACCCTGGATCTTCATCGAGAAGTACGTGCCGAGGTCCAACTTCGGCACCGACGAGCGGATGATCAAGGGCGAGACCGCGTTGCGGGGCAGCCTGCCGGACTCCACGCTTCTACGGAACACCGGTATTCGCACGGTCGTGACTCCACGAGTACTCGATGTGTTGGGGCTGACCAAGTTCAAGACTGCCACCCACCATCAGGACCTGCTGTCCGCTGCACGGATAGCGGTGCTGGGGATGATGAAGGACACGGAGTTCAACCATGTCCTGGCTGATGTGGTGATGGACCACATCGATGGCAACCCTTGGATAGTGCGTGCATTGGACCACGCCGGTGCCTAACCCGGAGGATCTGGCCGCCATGGTGGGGCTGAAGTTGTTCGATCACCAGCGGGAGTATCTGGAATCGATCCAGAAGGACAACCCGCAGCGCACCTGCCTGTACTTCAAGACGGGAGCGGGCAAGACCTACACATCCCTGATGGGGCTGCGCCTGCAGGGGATGGAGGACTGCGTGGTGATTGCGCCGCCGTCAACCCACAAGCAGTGGGAGGCGGCGGCTGCGTCGTTGGGCATGGACATCTGGACCATGAGCCACGCCAAGTTCCGGATGAAGGGGACGAAGCTGAGCCGGCGGTTGCCGGTGATAGCCGATGAGTTCCACCTGTTCGGTGGGCAGAAGGGCCAGGGCTGGAAAAAATTATCCGTGCTGGCCCGTCACTTAGAGGCACCGATGGTGCTGATGTCGGCGACCCCGAACTACAACGATGCCGAGAGGGTGTACTGCATCCAGCAGATCCTGGATCCGATCGGAACCAAGGGTGGATACCTCCAGTTCCTTTACACGAACTGCCTCACAGAGCAGAACATGTTCAGTATTGAGCCAAAAGTTAACGGGTTCAAGAACTATCCGGATGCTGCGGCGTACCTGGCTGCGATGTCACATGTCTATTACCTGCCTGACGAGAGGGTAATAGACATAGCGGATGTCTATTACGACGAGGACCTGCCGGACGAATTGGTGACGCACAGTTACAACAGGCGGGACCAGAGGATGGTGGCCAGCCAGATCGAGATGAGGCACACCACCAGGTACCAGGGGCTGGTCGATGAGCATGGCTTGATCAAGCCCGGGGTGCTGGAGCTGGTGCTCGACGTGATCGATGAGCCGGGCAGCGTCCTGATCTACGCCAACCACGCAACCATCGCATGGTCGCTGAGCAGTTCGCTGCACCTGCAAGGGGTGGAGCACGAGACGGTGACGGGCACCACGCCCAAGTCCGCCAAGGAGGACAGGCTCTATGCGTTCAAGCGCAGGGAGTTCGAGGTCCTGATCGGCACCGCCACCCTGGCAACAGGGACGGACGGGCTGGACAGGGTGTGCAACACATTGCTGATCATCGACGACACCGACGATGACGCGCTGCGCCGTCAGCTGATGGGCCGGATCCTCCCGAGGGGGGAGTTCGGTTCGCTGGCCGACAAGAAGATCTTCCGGCTGGTACCAGCCTGACCCGACCCCCGGGGTGGGACCGGTCCACCACGGATCGGCGGAAGGAGAAGGCAATGCCAGCAAGGGAGGAAGCCATCGAGGAGTTGACAACCCTGTTGAAGGATCCACAACTTCCATCAGAGAAGTTCGTGGAGATCGTGAGGCGGGTCCAGATTCTGAAGTCGATGGATAACTGAATAGGTGGGGGCGGCCATTCCGGTCGCCCCCATTGCAGTTCATAAGGAGGAAGCATGCTGCAAAGGAAGTCGCGGAAGGACTTGGTGGACGAGGCGAACACACTCGGACTGTCATTCTCCTGCGTGTATCACAACCAGATAACGTACATACCTGCTGATGCCCTGACGGGCAGCATCGCTGTGACCCCTCCTGTGGATCAGAGGATGTGGCTGCCACTCACGAGCAACAAGTTGAGGCAGCTGGCAGCACAGCAGTTCAACACCATGTTCGGCAACGAGTCAGAGCTGAGGGACTTCGGCTACATGGTGGAGCAGGCATCACGGGTGGACAGCAGCGAACCATCGTCACTGCTGATCCGTACCACGGCTGGGCTGCGGGAGCTGAAGGAGGACGGAACGATGTACCCGGTATCGGGGACGTTCATCCCCAACACCCTGCCGGTGATGCTGAACGAGGATCCCAACGACAAGGCCCTGGTCATGGCCACACTCGTGGAGTGGGTGGACGGCGAGGAGGAGGCGACATCCCTGCTGCGGCACTGTGCCACAGCCCTGGCTCCGCACTGGTCGGCGGTGAAGTACGTGATGCTGATCGGGGACGGGCGCAACGGCAAGTCGTTGCTGCTGTCCATGCTGAGGAAGCTGTTCGGTCCTGACAACTGCAGCCATGTGACCAGGCAGAACATGAGCGAGAAGGGGCAGGAGGTGCTCGAGCTGCAGGGCAAGCTCCTGAACATGGTGTTCGACGGGACCAACGAGTACCTGAAGGACTCGGCCAACGAGAAGTCGCTGGTTGCAGGCGAGGTGGTGGGTGTCCGTCCGCTGTACCGGGTGGCACAATCGTACGTCCAGACGAACGGGCTGTTCATCGAGGGCCTGAACAAGGAGCCGAAGGCGAAGGACAAGTCCTCCGCACTGCAGGCGAGGTTGGTCAGGTTCTGGTTCCCCAACACGTACAAGCTGGACCAGGGGTTCCACGACACCATGGTGTCGGAGCGGATGGTCGGGGCACTGATGTCGCTGCTGATCGATCACTACGTTCCGAAGAAGTCAGCTGCTGCATCCCTGGCTCCGACGAAGAAGGCGATCGAGATGCAGATGTCCTACATGCTGGGCAACTCGGTGGCCCTGCAGTACATCCTGCATGTGGCGAAGACGGATCCCTTCGGGCCGGACAGTTTCCTCGGCGTGGCATTGGAGGACATCCCTGCTGGTTTCAGGAGCTGGCGCCTCAACGAGAACGACCTCAACGTATGGGCCGAGCAGGATGTGATCCAGTTGTTCCGCCCGCTGTTCGAGGTGGAGCGCAAGTCGAGAAGAGTGGCGTCAGGTGTCGTCAAGGTGAGGATCATCACCGCTTTCAAGGAGGACGTCCAGCAGATGCTGGAGACACAGGAGGAGTTGGAGCATGTGGTGGAGTGAGGACGAGTACAACAGGGTCGACCTGATACCGCCGGAGTTCGAGGAGCACTTCGGTCCACAGGGTGCGGCTGTGGTCAAGGCGTACCAGGATGGCAAGACCGATCCCGGCTGGGGGCAGGACAAGTTCATGCCCCGCTACGAGAAGGGGCTGTTCGCCCCGAGCCGGCTGGCTACAGCCAGCAGCATGGGGAGACCGCCGTTCGCGTTCATCATGAGGTCGTTGCGCCTGGTGTGCATCGACATCGATGGGAAGAACGGGGGCTTCGACAACGTCGGCAAGCTGGGCATGCTGCCCTACACGCTGGGCGAGAGGAGCAAGTCCAGCAACGGGTACCACCTGTTCTACAAGACGAGCGAGGACGCATGGGATGGCGAGCTCGGGTTCGCAGAGTTCAAGGATCGGATCGGGATCCAGCAGGGCGTGGATTTTCGAGCAACTGGGTGCGTGTACCACTGGCCGAACCAGAGGTGGAACCACCATCCGATCGCAGAGCTGCCGCAGCATCTGAAGGACATGCTGCGACAGAAGTACCAAGCCGCCGAGGCGAGCGTCTCGGTGATCATGAAGACTCTGGCAACAGAGGACCAGGAGGAGATAGCAATCATGCATGACAACCTGATCGAGGATCTGGCGAGGCCGATCCCAGCCGGCCGCAGGAACAACACGCTGTTCGCCATCGGCAGCCAGCTGATGCTGGCGGACGTGCCAGGCTGGGAGACGCTGCTCAACGATCGAGCGCTACAGGTGGGGCTGGACTCGGACGAGGTTGCGAAGTTGATCCGCAACGTCACGAAGTACGGAGCCAACGCGTGAACGCCGAGGACGTCCAGTACTACTCCGCCGAGGAGCGGATGCGGATCAGCGAGCAGATGGCCAGGGAGGCTGAGACCCAGCCTCTGATCAAGAGGGCGCAAACGGTGCAGGAGGTGCTGGACCTGGGTCTGCCGGAGTCTCGGCGAGAGGACATCCTGGAGCAGGCGAAGGAGATCATCTCGACAGACCGCAACATCGAGTACGGCTCGCCGGAGCGGAACTTCGCTGCGATCGCCGAGCTGTGGACGGTGTACCTGGGGCACGAGATTAAGCCGCACGACGTGGCGGTGGCGCTGATGCTGGTAAAGGTGGCGAGGATCAGGCAGAGCCCGAGCAAGACGGACCACTGGGTGGACCTGGCGGGGTACGCGGCCTGCGGTGGTGAGGTGGCGCCGAAGGCGTGAGACGAGAAGAGGAGGGACCCTGGCGGAAGCCGGGGTCCCGATTCTTTTTTTTATTTTTGTGGGTATACTTCCGCCATGATCGAAGACGCTGAAGTCTCGCTCCTGACGGAAGCGGAGAGAATTTTACGAGAGAGATTTTTGAGTTCGGAGGATTCTAAGCGGCGGATCCCATCGGATGCCGCCGCCGCACCCGGGTCCAGGCGGGTGGACCAACTAGTGCTACCCGATGAGTTGAGGGGAAAGATGCCCTTCACCAAGGACAAGTACCTGGTGAAGGAGGATCCCCACCTGGTGGAGTGGGAGCGCGAGGTGCGCAAGTTCCAGCGCAAGATGTCCCCCGAGCACGGCCACCGCATCACAGCCGTGATGGTCTACGAGTGGGCCACCGGCATCCGCCTCACAGATCTGATGCTGGAGGAGGAGCAGGACCGGGAGCAGGAGCGGGAGGAGAACGACGGCTATGTGAAGCCGACTGGTCGCCGAGGCTCGTGGAGGGCCGACATCCGCAAGCTCAACAGGATCCTAGAGTGGTACTTCGGGAAGCCGTACATGACCTGGATCATGGGGCGGAAGGTGCCCAAGGCGTACAAGATCCAACCGGGCTACTACATCCGTCGGCACCGGCCGATGACGCTGACGCTCTACGCCGAGTACTGCGAGGGAAGCCTGTACCCGTGAGCTGGCACCCGATAAAAATTCTGGAGGACGGGACCAGGGTCTACTCCAACTGGACCAGGTACACGCCCGTGGAGAAGGCGGCCCGCAAGTACAACGTGCGCCGGCCCGACGACCCCCGTGCTGTGCGCTGGTACGGG